CTCGCCCTGTGTGGGGTCTGATTGTACCATCTGCTTTGCTCCATTTGTAAAATTGCTTCTGACCAATTTTGGTCTTTTAAGGCTTTTCTAAATTTTTTAAAAAGTAATAGCTTTGTAATCCCAATTTGAAACGCCATCTCAAGACAAACTTCCTCTACAATATCTCTTGCATATTCTGGCATATCTCCGCATGGTTTTAAAAAAGTTTGCATATCTCTTTTAGCTATACTGTAATCTATTAGAAAAAGTTTAAGTCCTGTTTCATAGCTAATTCCATTTCTAAACTTATGTTTTTCACTATCTTTTATTAAATGTCCTACTCCTACAGTCCAATATCCTAGATGGTCTTTATAAGGTTTTAAAACTACTCCGCCCTCATGGTCTATAATCTCTTGTTGTAATCTACCTTCATCAATCATCTGTTCCTCCAATATTTTCTAATTCTTTTATTTCTATTGCCATAAGACTTTTTAGTTTTTCTAAATACACAATAGCGTCCCATAATTCTTCTTGAGCGTCATCAATCCACGCAACAAAAGATTTTTTGCTATGTAACATTGTTGAACCATATTTTTTAATGCCATCATCAGCTCTCTTGCTCATTCGTTGCATTATTTTTTTTATCATTTTGTCCTTTGTCATATTTCTCCTGTAATTCTAACATTGATATAAAATTGTGACTTTGTATATGTCCATCTGAAATCATAAGTTGCGTTATACCATAACTCCACCCATTTGCATTATTCTTCGCATATTCCTCTAAATGACCATAATTCATACAAGTACCAACATTCACAATTTTAACATAATTACCTCTACCTAATTTTGAAGCTCTCCAAGATCTCTCTCTATGTGAATGACCAAATACAATATCATGGGTAGCATTATTTGCTATTTGACTTGCCTCTGCCATCTTGCCCCCAATCTCTCTGCCCATTTCATTCATAGGTACGTGAACGAATGCCACGCCTTTAATAAAGAAAAAATCTCCATATTCAGAAATACCCCAACCTCTAGAACGCCATAGAGTTTCATATTTCTGGGAAAAAGCACCGACTACTTCTTTGTGTTCGTTTTCATATCGGTATAATCGCATTTCGTGATTGCCTAAACAGTAATGCTTAATAGGGTTAATATCGCCCATGCCTTCATGTAAAAGTTTTAAACATTCATCAGTTGTATTTATATCTTCTAATATAGGCGGTTTCTTAGAACCTTTTACTGTGTGGTTTTTATCGTAAAATGAACGGCTATCAAAAGAACAGAAGTCACCAATGCAAATTAAATAATCTGGATTATATTCTCTAATAGCTTTACCTATCCATAAAAAACGTGAATGATCTTCTTCTGGGGAACAGTGAGCGTCTGGTATAACAAATACTTTTGTTGGTTCAGAAAATGTGGTGCGTTGTGCTGGTATTCTTACAATAGGTTTTTTATATTCTTCTATAACAACTTGCGACTTCACTTCTTTGTATCTGTGCCACTCTATAGTCCAATGTGAACTTTCTAATGCTAACTTTTCTATCTTATCTATTTTTCGTTGAAGTGTTGTGCGTGGGATATCTAAAATATCCTCTACAATTTTTTTAGCACCAGATGGTTGATTTAAACCGCCTTTGCCTATGGGTGGATAACCTTTATCTAATGCTTCGTGTAATTTTTCTTGGATTAGTTTGAGTTCGTCCCACTCTTTATCTTCCATGTTAGCCAATCATAGATAACACCCAAGATACGAATTGTGTCAAAACCATGAAGCCAATAGCCCATAAAATATAATTAAGTTTGCTAATATCTTTTTCTAAATGTTTTAAATGGTTATTTTGAATAAGATCAATCTTATTATAAATATCCAAGAGTTGTTCTCTTGTTGTTTTAGGTGTTAATTTGCTCATTTATAAAACATTTCATTGCCACAGTTAATTGTCTTTCTTTTAGTTGCTCATCTATTTCTAACACAATACGATCAACAGCTTTATCACAAGTTTCATAATTATCAAAACTTATTGGTAACTTGCCACCTATTGAGCAAAAAGGTGCAAGTGTTAAATTAGCAATACAAATAACAGTATGAATAAACCACATCAACCCTGTCTATTATATTTTTTCCATGATTTCAATTTGTGCTTATTTTTTGGCTTGGAGCGTGAAGAGTTTCCTATACTTGTTCTTTTAACAACCTTATCAAATTTTTCTTTTGCTACAGTTTGTTTAGCCATTGAGTTGACTTAAAGGATTTTCTAAAGCTAGTTTAATTCTTTTATCTATTTTTTCTTCTAGCTTTTGCATTTCTTCTTTTAGTTCATTAACAGTTTCTTTTAAATCTTTGGCGTTATCTCTACCATCTTGTTTAACTCTTTGCTCAACATCTTCAACAATAGTTTCAATACGTCTAACATCTGCTTTAAGATCATTTTTTAGTTCCTTTGCAACTCCAGCAACTAATTCAACCTCTCCCAATATCATAGTCATTTCTGATTGTAGCATTTCAGTTTCTAATTGAATAAGGTCTAATCGTTTATCAAAGCCACTTAAATCTGGTGCTATATAGCTGTTTATCTTCTTTTCCATAGATAAATACCTAGAATAAACCTCAAAACCGCCCCATAATACGCCTACAAAACTACTTAAAACAGTAATGATAAGGAATATCTTACCTCCTCTGAACTTTATACCACCTACATCTATTTCTGTTGCCATTGACTATCTATCATTTCATTCATTAAACCATCACTCCCTACAAATAAAAAATAACTTGCCATATCATTATCATTGATAATTGTGTCTGGCAAAACAACATTTGAAAAAAATCCTACTCTATCATTTAGTTGTTGTTGATCTTGGAAAAAGGTTTTAGTGTTCCCTAATACTTGCATAACTACAAGGGTTTTGGTTTGGTTAATATCATCATATTTTTTTTTATCGTTCATCTTTTTCATAATTTTTTTGACAGCTTTTTCTTTAGATGATTCTTTTTGTTCTTGTTGAGGTTCTTCTTGTTCCTCTTTTGTATCTTCTATTTGTTCTGGTTCTTCTTTTTCATTTTCTGATACTTCTATTTCGTTTTCTGGTTCGGCTTCTTCTGTTGATGTTTCCTCTTGTTGTTGTTCTGGTTCTTTTATATCTTCTTCTACCGCAACATCTTCTACTGTTTCTTCTACTGTAGCTTCTATTTCAGTTTCTATTTCTAACTCTAATTCTATTTCGGCAATTTCTATTTCTGCAATCTCTATTTCTATTTCTTCATAACTAGGCTCTTGAACATCAATAGGTGCAAAGTCTATTCCTGTATTTGTATCAACAATATTATTTGAATCAAAAATATCTTCAACAACATCAATAATTTCTTCTGGAGCATCTGTATTTAATAAAACAAACATTTCTACGCTTGTTATTGTTTGTGTTACAATGGTATTGATAACGTTATAAAGAACATTAACTTGTACTGAGTCAAATAAGGGGCCGATAGATAAATTAATATCTCTACCTCCTATTTCTATAATAACAGTTGTTAAACTCCCAGAAAAATCAAAACTACTTTCATATGTTTGATAACCAGAATTAGTACCACTAGCTGAGAGAATATCAGTACCAGAAAATACTTCTGTTGTTCCATTTTTACCTGTGATGTGCATATACACAGAATCTTGAGCGTCTTGTTTATCTACTTTAATTGAGTAATTAGTTTCTCCACCATATTTTATATTGAGTTCTGAAATATCTACTGTTTGAATAAAAGTTGTTCCAACATTTTCAACACCCATAGTTGAGGTAAAACTAGACCCACCTGTTATCTCTGCACATTTATCAGTTCCTAATTGACCACATGAATTGCCACTAGGCATTGAAGCTGGGCCTTGACCCCCCCAATCATAATTCATATTAGAATCTTTGCTAGGAGAAACGTAACCATTGTTGCTATCTAAAATATTTCCAGAATCTTCATTTGTAACTGTAGTTGTTGTTGTCGTAGTTTCTGTTGTAGTCGTTGTTGTTATACCGCCATTTTCAAATTCTATTGTTTCAGTAATAACTTCATCAATTATTTCTTCTATTGTAGGGGTACAAAGACCTGTGGTATCAGTTGAGCAATCTACAGCTTTACTAGAAAAGGATAGGGAAACCGATATACATAGCCATAGCAATAAATATAAACTTCGTAAGTTCATTGTTAGCTTCTCTTTCTTCAACTGTAATTTCTCTACCTTCTAATAAATTAGCTTTTATTAAACTTCCATCTGTTATCATTTCTGGATTTTCTAACCAGCCTTTTTTTTCATCTATACCAATTTTTGAAT